GGCAAAACAGTTAGGGGTAGACACATGAGAAAGCACTACCTTTTACCAAGTGACTTTGCTGGATTTGCTGTGACTAAATTTAAAAGAGCAAAAGAAACAGCATTGAAAGCAAAACGCGAATTGCTGACAAAAGAAAACGCAGAGGCAGTGGTCAGGATTGAACGTCAAGGTTTGGGATTGATCTACAAAGAAAAAACTGTTCGATCTGGGTTTACTTTGCCGACAATCTATGAAGGTTATTGGCTAATCAAACCAAAGAAAAACACCATTATTGGAAAGCGTGTCCAAAAAGAAATGGACGAGGTTTGTGGGCTACTTGATGATTGGCAATGGTCAACAGAGAATGCTTTGGGCATATATGAATCTGTGTATGAATTAGGACAATTCCACAACACGGTTTGTTATGCCCTGAAAGATGATTCTGTTGCGGTGAGCCAGCACACAAAAGCAAAGCATCAATTGCCTGAAAATTACGCAATAAAAGCACAAGAGTTTGAAACAATAATTAAGGAGGCAATTTAATGGATCAAAGATCAGAAGAATGGTTTGCCGCCCGTCTAGGCAAAGTCACCGCCAGCCGTGTTGCTGACGTAATCGCCAAGACCAAGACGGGTTACAGCGCCAGCCGTGAGAACTACATGGCTCAGTTAGTTGTTGAACGTCTGACTAACACCCAGGCAGAGTCATACACCAACGCAGCTATGGTTTGGGGCACAGATCAAGAGCCGTTTGCAAGGGCGGCTTATGAGGTTCAGCAGAACGTCCTGGTTGACGAAACCGGCCTAGTCGATCACCCAACGATTGAGATGGCTGGCGCATCCCCAGACGGGCTGGTGGGTGAAGATGGATTGGTGGAGATCAAATGCCCCAACACAGCAACCCATATCGACACCCTGCTGACCCAGACAGTCCCCGCTAAATACATCACCCAGATGCAGTTTCAAATGGCCTGTACGGGTCGTCAGTGGTGCGATTTCGTATCCTTTGACCCTCGGATGCCACAGAAGGCTCAAATCTTCATTAAACGGGTTCCAAGGGATGATGCTTTCATAAAGGAGATTGAATCTGAAATCAAAAAGTTCCTTGCAGAAGTCTCTGCCAAGGTTGACCAACTCAACAAATTAATCGCATGAAAAAGCAGTACGACATTAAATTTGCCGCCCGTAAGTACACCACCCAAGATGGTCAGGAAAAGACTTACTGGAGCAACCACGGAACTATGTGGATGGATGAGGAGGGTAAAGTCACCATCAAGCTAGACAGCATCCCTCAGTCTGCCAATTGGGATGGATACTTCAAAGCCTTCCTACATCGTCCTAAAGAGGAGCGATTCCAAGGCTTGCCAAAAGACGATGGGTACGATGACGTTCCCTTTTAAATAATACGGGCGGGAAAACGGGTTAGCGCCGTGGTCACTTTTACAAGTGTTGTTCAAGCCAACGCTGCTTTATGCGACCCGCCCACCACTTAAGGAGCACACAATGGAGCATTTTCGTACCCGAGCCACAGATCCCATCACCTCATTCGAGGCGGCAGATTCCATCCAACCCACAGCAGACAAGCACTATGAGTTAATCCTCTGGTGTCTGGGTCACTTTGGCCCTCTGGGAAAGGACGGGATAGCTAGCAAAATCGGGCTGATTGGCTACCAAATCGGCAAGCGATTGACAGAATTAGAGCGTATGGATTTAATAATGTTGACAGGCAACATCGTCAAGTCTCAATCGGGGAGGTCGGAAAGAGAATGGAAAATCAAACCCAAACAGATACCGCTAATCTGAATCCGTATCGGAACATGGTCATTGAAGAAATCTGCGAAACCCTAGACCAATTCAAGTTTGCTTTTGGTCAGGATACCGTAGACAGCTTCAAGATCTTTATACGGGGGCTGAAGGACTAACCATCTTCATGGCATCGTCCTCAACCTTGTCGAGCCTTGCCATCCAGCCCTTACCAAACGTGGGGAAGGTTGGCAGGCTCTTGTAGTGCATTTCTCTCTGAGCACAGAAGTCTCTGATCACCAGTGACGGAGACATAGCCTGGACTGCCTTCATAGTGCCTGGTCCAATGATCCCGTCTGTGGTTACTTGCGCGGTTCGCTGAAGAAATCTAGCAGCACGACCAACGCCTGCATTAACGGCACAATCAAAAACGCAAAGATCAACACCAGAGGGAAGATCATCACCATGTACAGCGTCCCAATAACGCTTTTGGTATAGCGGAGCAACGTCATCATGGGTCAGATTCCTCATCTCCTGTTCAGTTGCAGGCTTGCCCGTCCATTCTTCCCAGACCTTCTTGGTGACTCCAAGGTTGGTCATGCCACCCGGATCGGACGGATGATTGACAAACCCGCCCTCAGACTTGAGGACATGGGCTAGGCAAACATCCCAATTCTGTTTCATTTGTCAGGCATTGCAACGCCAACAGCGCCAGCTAGAGCCATCCCAACAGAGATGACCAGATGTTGCATTTCAGGAGCCAGCGGGATACCGGCAGCGGTCAACAGCATGATGATGCCGCGCCAGGTAGATGCTTCTTTGAGTCGCTCAATAACGTATGCTTTCATGGTTACTCCTAATGTTTACCAAAAAAAAAGCCAACAATCCCGGTTAGGAATGACCAAAGGCCAAGCCCCAACCAGATAGCGCCCTTGGAACGGCTTGCCATGTCCAGCAACTGTTCCATTTGCTTTTCCATCTTGTCCATCTTTTTGTCCATGTCCTGTACTTTTTGCCACAGAACACCATACTTAACGGGGTCGATTTCGGGGGTCATATCATTTTCCAAGATCACGGACTTTGTTCTCGCCAGTTTGCTTGCCCAACTTGGCGGCTTTTTCCATCTCTTTTTCCATCTTTTTCACCGCTTTTTGTTCTGCTCTAGCGGCTCCTCTTTTTTGCAGGAATTCACCGGCCTCTTTGCCGATGTATGCGCCACCAGCCATTCCAACAGGTCCACCTTCAACAAAACCACCAACTGCGGCTCCAGTAGAAGCACCGAGGCCTGGAAGATTTTTCTCCAGCAAACCAATCCTGCGCTGTTGCAATGCCGCGCCTTCATAACTTAGCGGAGGCGTGTAATGCCCAACATAGTTCAAGGCATGAAACTTTTGAACTTCGCTTGGTGGGAATGTTTCAACAATCTTTTGACCAACAACGGAATTCAAAACATCGTTAGCCTTTTTGGAACTCCATTCGCCAACATTTTTAGCGCCAGCTTTATAGACTTCCCGAGCCAAAGCACCGTCAATCTCAGCAACAGCCGCCCTAGCAGACTGACGCAATTCATCCGGTACAGCAGGCATTCCTTCTGGGGCATTACGAATGCGTCCTTCAGCCAATTCATTCAAAGTATCACGAATGTGCCGCCATTGATCTTTGGGCAAGTTGTTGAGTTTTGATGTGATCTTCTCAAGCGGGGTTGCCGATGTAATAACGCCGTTTTGATCCATTTCACCAAACAATTTATTGATGCCCTTAGACCCCAACAAATCTTTTTCAGCCTTGTGAATCTTGTCACCAAGTTTGTACAAAGCAGGATCGGCAACAGCGGCAATGTCTCTGTCGATTGCTTGGTTGATTTCTCGGATAGAACTAGCTTTTTCTTTAGACCAAAGACCGTTCATGGTTTTACGAACGTGGTCAAAAGCAGCCACAGAGCCGGGAGGAGCAATCGTTCCATCTGGCAACTTAAAGCCGGTGGTCTTTGCTAAGTCAATTAGTTCCTTTGCGCCTTCAAGAACATTAAGAGTTCCTGCTGCCTTAAAGGTTGCTTTTGTCTGCGGATCAACAAATAGCGCATCAGCATGGGAAGTGTTGATTTTGTTGTTTCCAACCTTGGCAAAAGCATCATCGTAAATGGCTTTTTTGGCCTGGTTGAAATAACCCGTAATGCTTGCGCTTGAAGCATCATTGGGATCAACACCATAAAACACATCATTGATGCGTCCACCACGTTGTTCGTCATTGATCAGACTACGCGACGCACCAGTTGCATCCACCCGTTCTTCAGCAAACTTAGACAAGCCGATCTGCTCATTGGCAATCTGCTCTTTCATCTTCATGCCAAGGGCTGATTCTTCAGGATGCTTTGCCAAACCGTGTTCGTTACGCAAGAGATTCTCATTGCCAGTAACAACGCCAGGTCTTGGCTTGAGTCCAGGCAAAACCTCTTGGAACAACTGTGAGCGCAAAGCCTGCTCATTCATCGGAACATTTGTCGGTGTTTTGGTCAGCTTAATCCGGGGGAATGTTTCGCTACCGCCAACTTCCTCGCCCGTAAACTTGCCAAAATACGGATTGTTTTGTGCAGCCGCCGCCCCTGCGCTTCCAGGCGCTGGTTTACCTTGCATTTCAGCAAATTTGGCTTCTGCTTGTGCCGCAGTAGCACCGGGTCGTTGAATTTCCAATTCCGAAACGGCTTCACGGATTGGCTTGGTAACAGCGGCTCCAGCTTGTTTGGCAACTGGCGCAATTTCTTTTACGGCTTGCGGCACAGCAAAACCAGCAGTCACCAGCATATTGCTAACGTCTTGCTCTGGAATTCCGGTCTTTTCGGAAATCTGCTTGGGAGTCAATCCTAATTTTTCAGCCAACTGTTTTACCTGCTCAACAACAGGCTCAGTAACGCCGCCTAATGGCTTCTGATACGTTTCTTTACCAGTAAGTCCAAATGCTTTGCCAACTGGTTGTGCAATGGATTGCTCTGCTGCTTTACCGATTTCAGCGGCTCTTTCTGGAGATACAGCGGTTCTTGACAATGCTTGCATGGCTGCGCCATAGGCAGCGGGAACAGCCCCATAAAGAACATCTACCGCGCCAGCAACACGCTCTGGGAGTTGTTGTTTTGCTTCAAAACCTTTCATCAGCACATCGCCAACCAATTGCTGGATTTTCCCAGGAGGTTTTTTCTGCGCCATGCTTGCTTGGGCTTCTGCCGGGTTGTAGCCTTCATAAGAACCACGACCAGCACCAGCGCCAGTAGGTGGCAAAGCCTGTTGTTCAGTGGGTTTGGCAGTGCCAAGAATCAATGCACCCAACTCATCTGCTGGCGCTTGTTGAACTTTTTGCGCTTGTTGAGGCTGTGTCTTAGTGCCCTGAATGACTTTTTGAACGTAATCAGTCGGGTCTTTGGTGACAAATCCACCATAAGCAGCCAGTGCTTTTTCTAGGCTTCCTTTTTCTTGAACTAACTTTTCAAGATAGGTTTTGGCAGCATTTCTAGATTCTTTTTCATTGAACGGATTAAATTCGATGCCTTGCTTGTGCATGGTTTGCACTTGTTCAGGCATGAATTGATATGCGCCCATTGCCTTGCTTTGCTTGTTCAAAGCAAAACGATCACCGCCGCTTTCAACCTTTTTCAGGTTATCTAAGATTTGATCGGTGACTACACTTGTTTGGGATGCTTTGGGTTTTTCTCCCAAAATGAGAGCGCCAAGTTCATCCATCACAACCCTCCAGTTTCAGACAATTTCTTGAGATTCTGATACTTCTCAAAAAACTCTTTGCGTTTCTTAGGATCGCTACCAAGCAACTTGTCGATTTCAAACTTACGTTTGTTCGGATCAGACACATCACGATAGATGTTCATCACCTCAAAAATCTTGGTGTCAGCGTTGTTGTTCCAATCCTGCTGAAAACGCTTCATGTTGTTGTCGCCAAATTTCTCGGCAAACTTCTGAGCGCCATTGGCTTGCATATCCAAATTTGTTTGGTCGGCTTGCACTCGACGCGCAATATTGACAAGCACATCTGGAGGCACTTTGACTGTGCCATTTGCAACCTGTTGCATATCAAGTCCAGCAACCGTATTGCTCACACCGCCCATAGCTTGAACGTTTGACAATGCCAAGTTTGCCAAGTCTTTGGCAAGCATATCGTATTCAGCACTTCCAATTGCAGTGCGAATCTTTTGTTCAATCTGACCAGGTTTGCCGCCTTTTTCAAAGATCAATTGATCGCCAATTTTGTTGGCCTGTTTAATGACCTCCTCAGTATTGCGACGATTTGTCGCCATAGACTGTTGAGCACCAACCAATCTGTTTCTGTACGTCAAACCAGCTTGAAGATCAGCAGGTTCGCTAGGTTCTGGAATGTATGGTTGAGTTGCGCTACGAACCGGATAAGGCAGATTCTTTGGCTCGGCAGCAGGTTGAGGCGCTTGCAAACCACCGGCAACACTAATGTTTGTGACAGGTTGAGCCGTACCAGGCATTTGTTGAGTTGTAACAACTTTGCCTTCTGGCGTAACGCTTGTGGATGGTTGGAATGTAGTCTGTAACTGACTCGGAGTCAGCATCTGCTGAGATGCTTTGATCAATGAATCAGGAACATTAGGACCAGCCTGCATTTTGCCAAACACAGGTTTGTATCCTTTTTCAACCAAATCTTTAAGGTCTTGATCGTTAGGATTTTGTTGTACAAGTATGTCCAACATTTCATTGACTAATGCTGGATTGTCAACTTTTGCTCGACCAGCTATTCCAAGAGTGCGAGAAACCAATTCACGTTTGTCTTGCGTCAGATTGTGCTTTGCTCTTAGTGCTTCACTTTGGGCTTGGGCAAGTCCGGTCAAATCTTTGATGGCGACAGTCCCTGTCAAGGGCATGATCTTAGGAATTGCCGTGTTGAACTTTTGTTCGTCAAACTTGTTGTCAGTCATGTAGTTGTTAGGGTCTGACATGAAAGTTTGGAAGTTCAATCGTTCCTTGTTTTTCTGCTCCTCAACGCCAAGAGCAATTTCACCAGTTCGCGCCTGTTGCTGGCGAATCTGCAATTCAAGCGGGTTGACTTGTTCCGCTTGTTGGTACTGTTGAGCACCACGCGCCAAATTCACCATGTCACCAAGGCTCATGCCTTGGACAGGTTTGATCTGGGTAGCAATGGGTTGAATGTTGAAATCAGCCATGATTAGCCTTTATGCTAAATTCCAATCAAGTCCACCAGTTACAGGTGTTCCATAACCAGTGGGCAAAGCACCTCCTGATGATCTATTCATCAATCCATACAAAGCCGCCGTATTACCAAGTCCTTGGTATCCACCAGCTAATGCATTGGCTGATCCCACCTGACCACCAGCAAGAGCACCAGCCCCACCAACAGCCAACTGAGCCAAGTTAGTTCCGGTTGCCGCACCAAGATTAGTGCTTACGTCAGTGGCTTTTTGACCGATGCCAGCAATACTTGCCAAAGTGTTAAAAATATCGGTACGTTGCTTAAGATATGCAGGCAGACCTTGAGTCAGTGCGTAATCAGTGGCAAACTTTTGACGGGCCACATCAACGTTTGATCCAGGGCTTAACACGTTCATGCCTTGGGAAACCGATCCAAGACCTTGTTTCAAACCAAACTGATAACCTGGCATTCCAGTAATGTCAGCCTCTGTTGGCATCTTCGTAAAGAAGGGCAACATCTCCTGAATCTTGGTCAAGCCAACTTTACCAGCTTCACGATAGGGAGCCTGTTGAGCATTCAGAATGTCAAACATCTCCCGTTGCATACGGGCGGCTTCTTGAGTGCCCTGCAATTGAGTTTGTGCCGCGCTTTCAGCAGCACCCGCCTGTTTTTGGCTTCCCAAATAACCGAGTACAGCAGACCCGGCAAGTGCCCATCCTAACGGCATGATATTTTCCTTTCGATCAATACTTCATCCACTTTTTCGGGATCGGTTTCCGTTGTGGCATGAATACAAAACCATGCAGAATCTTCCAGTGCTTCAATCATGTGATGGACACCAGCTTTGATCTCTATGCAGGCAGGAGCCGCATATTCTTTATTGTATTCATCTGTCCTCAAAATTACACGCCCTTTCGCTAGGATGCTGAAATGGCTGTAATTGTGGGCATGGCTTCCAGCAATAAATCCTTTAGGAATCATCATTTCCTTGGCATACAAACCATCGGAAAAGTGATGAGTTGTCCCTAGGTCAACGTCAAATTGACCTTCTTTTTGCTGGAATAGTTCTGCCAGGTTCAAAATGTTCCTCCACCAATCCCGTTCAAGGCGGTCAAATCCGTGAACTTACCAGCAGCCGGGGTTGTTAGGCCAATGGTGGTGTTGTTGATTACCCCGCCATTGATGATGACATACTGGGTCGTGTAACTGATTGTCTGAGGATTCAGCAACCATAACAACCATTCTTGAGTCGGTCTGCCAGTGTCAGGATTAACGAACTGGTTGATCGGAATCCGAATGCCAGAAGTATTCGGGGCAGTCGCCATCAGTTGTCCCCTGACGAGGCTTTAAGTTCAGCAGAGACAATCACCGCCTTTATAGGATCGGTGACCACAACCTCAAAGATTCTGTCCCTAGACCAGCCCAAACGCCTCCAGAGCGCCCGGTTTGCGTAGTTTCCCTGCTTACCAATGGAAACCCAATGCTCATTCGACCAAGTAGAACCACCGTCATTTGACCAGCGCAGCATGGCCTGGGGATTCTGACCCTGACCCAAGTTCAATCCAACACCAGGCTGGAATTGAATCTGGAAAGACTCGAAAAACTGTCTCTGTAAGTCTGTCGTCAGGTGCTTGGCTCGGCGCAATCTGCGGATCGTTTCACCGTTGTCCGTGTACTGCTCATTCTCCAGGCTGTAAATCTTGCCGTTTTCGTAGTCACCGACCAGATACATCTGTTGGAAGAAGCACCCACAATTAGACCGATGACGCTCATATTGGGCAGTTTGGGAGTTCCAATACAACCACTTATGCCAGGATTGCGTGGTGAGGTCATAAACCCATGTGAGGCCATTTCCGATTGACGGAAAAGTGACCACATACATTTCGTGGCCTTCAATCTGATAGGTGTAGGCAATCGCATCGCTGGTGACCTGACCCAACAGGGATTGCTCCACGGCATGGGTAGAAATGCGCTTGAAAGAGTACCCATCCATCATTTCGATGGTTGCATCGCCTCGGGTATCTTTGGCAACCAAAGCAAAAGATTCACCAAATCGAGCCACTGAGAACGGAGCACCACAACCGGACTGCATCAATGTTCCCGGCACACGCTGGAAGGGGAACCCTGTCAATCCAGTAATAAGATTACCCACATCTGTCCAGACTTCCGTGGTGACTTCCTTGAGCAGATAAACCTGCCGGCGGTCAACAATCAGGCTCACAATGTCATCAGGATAGCCGTTGGCAGAGCCGTAGTACGCATTAGTACTTAGACCAGAGTTAAGGTCAGTAACCGCCCAGTTGTAGGTTCCAGGCTGGTTGTAGATGTTATATCCGTCAACCGAATCCACCACGTTTGCGCCCTGCCAAGGACCATCCGTTGAGGGCAGAGTCGTGAAGGTATTGGTTCCAAAGTTGTAGGTATAGCGGTTCACGCCATCAGCTAGGAAGGCGATTAGACCCGTAGAAGTCTGGTTGTCAGAGATAGACACCGGCCCCGTAGAAGTCGTCAAAGTGCCCACTTTTGTGGCAACCATGCTGGTGTTGACTTTGTACAGAGATGATCCAGACACAGCGACAAAATAGTCGCCACCGGACATGGTAAACATCCCACGAATGGGGGTATCAACGTCCAGCGTTACTTGAGTCTCAAGGCCAGGAGTCGGATATAGGGCGACAACGCCCCTCTCGCCCTGCGCTTTGGTAGGGTCGATTTCAGCAAAGAAATTGATGGCCTCCTGATCGTCCTGGTAGATCGAGGGCGACGTATAGGATAGTCCGACAAAACCAAAGTCCATTTAGCTAAATCCTCGCATTATCTAAATCAGCGGAATCCGCCATCCATGATAAACCCAGCGTCTTTAGCCCGACCCATCATAAGCGAATCAGGATAACGCGCAACCTTGGGAGGCTGCATATTGATCCGCTTAATCGTGGCCTTGGACTGAGCCGCCAAGCCGTTGATCATGGCAATCTGGGTGGTGTTGGTTTTCCCGTACATGGGCATCAGACGCTCGGCAAGACACCAGCGTAGAGCCATGTCATACCCTTGCGGGAATTGAATATCGTCCGTCAGGGTTTGGAAGTTGCGGAAGATCGTCTGCGTGAACAGATGCAACTCGCCCTGGGAAGGATTGGGATAACAGTACACCGTTCCCAGAATCTCGGACGGTTGGTAGTAGACAGCTTTCGCCCAAGGCCCATTCAGGGACTTGATACCAATGCCCTCATACTCCTCAAGGCTCAGAATCGCCACAGGATAGTCCAAATATCCACCGGCAATATTA